GACATGGAGATGAATGATAATTGCAATAGAGCGTGCTGGAACTGCTGGTATGACGAATTTTGCGACTGGCATCCGGCGGGGGATGAAGATGCGTGCGAGGAGTACATAGCAGATGAAGAGGGTTAAGTGGTTAGATAAAGAGTGTAATAGTTGTGGTGCGCGCCTGAATAGCTGGGATGCCAGAATATCCAAGACACTGGCGTACAAATACCCATGTTGCGAAAAGTGCATCGCAAAAGAATATGACAAGACGCCGGGGGAGCTGCGGGAGCAAATGGAAAACTTTTTCGGGATGCGTCCTTGCCAAGGAATTTAAAGAAGGTGGAAAAGTGGCGGAGTACAATCTTTTGACGCAAGCCCTTCTGGCAGCAGGATACACCGTGGACAATTTCCCGACAGACAAGGTGGATGTTATGGTAAAAGCCCACTGGAGAACATTTATGGGGGGTTTGAATACGTCCATAGATATAGTGATAATTTTGTCTACAAAACAGGTTGCGGCTTGTATGTAAAGGGCAGAAATGTGATTGGAAACATGTCAACGGCTGGAATTGACTGGTGCCATGAAAATGATAACCCTGTTATAAGATGTCCGTATGACAAGCCAGATTGTCCACAAAACGATCCGAAGTTGTATGGAACGCAAGGCGGCGGACTGTGTATACAGTGCTGGTGCGTATGCCATCGAACAAAGGATGATTATAATTACAACGCCAGTGTTGAGAAAAAGAACGACGAGCGTCTGGAAGAAGAAAAAAGAAAATATAAGGAGCTGGTCGAAAAACGTCATGGGCGGGTGTGCAGAAATCATGCATATTATAACGAACGCGCAAGAGAATGGCATATCAACTATAAACCCGAACGGTGCACGCACTGGTGCGAAAGAAACTATGGCTTTTGTCCGATACTTGGCAAAGAACTGGACAAGAAAAAAGGCAATGTATATTACGACCTGAAAAAAAGTGGCAGGCGACGCGAAGGAGAGCAGCTATCCTTGTTTGACGGCGAACAGTGGGCGACCATCACAAAAGGATTGAAGGTATTTGGTAAGCCTGTCAGCCTAGATATCTGCCGGGCGTACATAAAAGTGCAACGGGATGAGATCTTGGAGAAGTGGGAAATGAATAACGCCTTCTATCGCCTGATAGATAAGAGCCTAAAAGCAGAAGTCCTCAATGTCCGGGCAGCCAGGACGGAAGCACGGGATTTGATGCAGGATTTACAGGATATCCAGAATGGAATCACTGTATACCACGAATCAGATTTGCAAAAGTCCAAGCAAACGAGGAAGAAAGAGTTGCGGCAGCAGGCACAGGAAAAGAAGATCGAGAGATTGGAAAGGAAACTGATCGCCTTTGGCTATGAGAATTTACAGACCGTAGACCAAATGCAAGCTGACAAATGGCTGAAGCCGGAACGTCTGGAAGAGCTGGAAGAAATCAGACGTAAGCGGGCGGTAGAAGAGAAAAATCAACTTGTTCAAATGAGTATGGCGGATTTTATGAAGTGAGGAGACGGAATAACGATGATTAACGGAGAATTGATAGTCGATAACTTTGCTGGGGGCGGCGGGGCAAGTACCGGCATCGAAGAAGCGACAGGGTACTGTGTAGATATCGCGATCAACCATGATCCAGAGGCGATCAAGATGCATAAGGCAAACCACCCGTACACGAAGCATTACTGCGAGGATGTGTGGCAGGTAGATCCGGTCAAAGTATGTGGCGGGCATCCGGTGGCGCTGGCGTGGTTTTCTCCAGATTGTAAGCATTTCAGCAAAGCAAAGGGCGGGAAGCCAAAGGACAAGTTTATTCGCGGTCTGGCGTGGGTTGCCTGCCGCTGGGCAGGTCTGGTACGTCCACGCGTGATAATGTTGGAGAATGTCGAAGAGTTTAAGACGTGGGGACCGCTGGGGCGTCGGAAGCATCCGATCAAGGCAAAGCAGGGAAAAACGTTTCATAAATTTATCCAGCAGCTTACTGATTTGGGATACGAAGTGCAGTTCCGGGAGCTGGTGGCGGCAGATTATGGAGCTCCTACCATGCGGAAGCGGTTCTTCCTGATTGCGCGATGCGATGGTAAGCCGATCGCATGGGCGCGACATACCCACGGACCGGCAGACAGCCCGGAGGTAAAAGCTGGCTTGCTGAAACCTTATGTGGGGGCGTATACACAGCTGGATTTTTCACTCCCATGTCCGAGCATCTTCGATAGCGCTGAAGAAATTAAAGAAAAGTACGGAATCCGGGCGGTGCGTCCGCTGGCGAAGAAGACAATGGATCGCATTGCCCGTGGAATCAAGAAATTTATTCTGGATAACCCGGAGCCGTTCTTGATCCAGTGCAATCACGGCGGCGAACGTAAACCGGGGGATATCCGGCAGCCAATGCCGACAATTACGGGAAAGCATGGTTTTGGAGTAGTGGCACCGATACTGATTCAGTACCATTCGGAAACGACGCAAAATGAAACGCGTGGTCAAGGAATAGAAGATCCGCTTATGACGGTAGATGGTTCGAACAGATACGGTCTTGTTACATCGTTTATCAGCAAATTCTATAAGAGCGGTATCGGACAAGATATAAGGGAGCCATTACATACAGTGACGACCTCCCCGGGGCATTTTGGAGAGGTGCGGGCGTTTTTGACGAAGTATTACGGTGTCGGTACTGGGCAGGACATAAAAGCGCCGCTTGATACTATCACAGCGCAGGATCGTTTCGGGCTGGTAACCATATATGGCACTGAATATCAGATTGTGGATATCGGACTGCGGATGCAGGAACCGAAAGAGCTGTACGGTTGCCAGGGATTCCCGGACGACTACATCATCGACCGGGATTGCGACGGGAAGCCTTATCCGAGAGCGGAGCAGGTGCGACGCTGTGGAAATGCTGTGTGTCCGCCGATACCTATGGCACTGGTGCGGGCGAATCTGAAAGAGTTATGCGTTGCGAAGCGGCTGCCGAACTGCCAGGTGGATCGTCTGGGAGAAGATGCAGGAGGGCAGTTGAGGTTCGCGTAGAAAAATAGAGGAAACGGATGCTTCCCTTTTGTCGGAATATGGGGTATGATGAAAGAAAAGGGGGAAGACCATGAAGAGTATTGCAATTTTTAATAATAAGGGTGGAGTTGGAAAAACGACGTATTTGTATCATATTGCAAATATTCTTGCAGATGCAGGAAACAATGTGTTAATGGTTGACTGTGATAGCCAATGTAATTTGACCGCATATGCATTAGAAGATACGCAAATTCGGCAGAGTTGGTCAGAACGGG